CTGTGTACAGCATCAAAAAGGGCAGGACGCTTATCGGCGGGACGGGGGATGACATCAACTTTGAGCCGTCTTACGACCCTGTGTTTGCCAACAATACATGGGAGCAGATCATCGCGGCGTGCCACAACAACGAAGTGCCGGAAACGTGGAAGGTAGCAGACCAAAAGCCCATGACCATCAACGGCGTGGACTACCAGATCGACATCATCGGCAAGAACCACGATGACTATTCAGACGGCTCAGGCAAGGCACCGCTGACCTTCCAGCTACATGACTGCTACGGCGAGATAAAAAACATGAACAGCTCTAACACCAACAGCGGCGGCTGGACGAGCTGTGCCATGCGAAGTACACATCTGCCTGCCATTCTGGCGCTGATGCCGACTGAGGTGCAAAGCGGCATCCGCGAGGTGAACAAGCTGACCTCGGCGGGCAACCAGAGCGCCACTATCAACACCACGGCGGACAAGCTGTTCCTGCTGAGTGAGGTCGAGATTTTCGGCAGAAGCACCTATTCCAAGAGCGGCGAGGGCGCGCAGTACGACTACTACAAGGCGGGCAACAGCCACGTGAAGAGCTACAACGGAAACGCGTACATCTGGTGGGAGCGCTCTCCGTATGGCAGCAACTCCACAAATTTCTGCATTGTCAACAGCTACGGCGCCTCCTACAACATCGCGCACAGTGCGCGTGGCGTGGCCTTCGGCTTCTGTTTCTAAAAGATAAAGGAGTGATTACATGGCAACATACATCAAAGTCAACAACACTGAGTACCCCGCGACCATCACGGGCATCCTAAAAGACCGCGAATGGAACGAGCGCGAGGTGAAGAACATCCGCTTGACGATGACCACCACGGACGCGGCGGCGCTGCTGCCCGACAACACGCCGTGGAGCATCGTACAGCGCGACACCGTTCCCAAATACGACAACGACGGCCAGCCCACGGGCGAGACCGAGGAAGTCGTCAACGAGTGGGACAACAGCGCGTACAGCCTGTCGGGGGCCATCACTGACCACCGCGACGGCACGGTATCGATCAAGATGGGCAAGCCCACGGAAACCGAGAGCGCCAAAGCGACCGTCACCGCCCTTGCGGGTGAGCCGGTCACATACGCTCGCGCGGTGAAGCTGCGCCCCATTATCGAGCAGGCGGCGGTCAGCCTGAGCGACGGCGAGGCGGCGAGCGTGCCGGAACTCATCACAGCATGGGCGTACCCCGTAGATTACGCTGAGGGCGACCGCAGAAGCTACGGCGGCAAGGTGTACAAGTGTCGTCAGGCGCATACATCTCAGGCCGACCGAACGCCGGACAAGACGCCCGCTCTCTGGGCGGTCATCGACGCCGAGCACGCGGGCACGCAGGATGACCCCATCCCGGCGAGCCGCGGCATGGAGTACGAGTACGGCAAGTATTACCTCGACGGCGAGGACGGCAAGGTTTACCTCTGCGAGCGCACGGGCGAGCAGGCAGGCGGCAAGATCACGCTGCAATACCTTCCGCACGAGCTGGTGGGGAATTATTTCAAGGCGGTGTAATACGCCGCAGAAAGGGAGCGGGATATGGATAATGCAAAGCATTATGACGACGCGGCAATTGCGCTTATCGAATCGAGGTGCAAGAGCAACACGCACCGAATCAACGAACTCACAGAACATCAGGTGGCGCTCGACAGGCTGGTAACGTCGGTCGAGGTCTTGGCCACAAAACAAGAGACCGTGGAAGGCGACGTCAAGGAGATCAAGGAGGACGTGAAGACCATCACGGGCAAGGCGGGGAAACGCTGGGACAGTTTGGTCGACAAGGCTCTCGCGGCGCTGGCGGGCGCGTTTATCGCGTGGCTGCTGAGTGGGGCGGTCGGATGAAGCGCCTTATCAAAAAGGCATCGAAATTGCGAACGAGAAACATCATTTTGATTATCGTTGGCATTTTCATCGCCGCTTTTGTGATCTACACGGTCATCTTTTACAGCATCAAAGGGTGGCAGTGGGACAACCTCTTCCCGTACCTGCTGGGTACGGGCGGCATCATTGAAGCCTTTACTGGGCTGTTGACACTGGTAGAAATTATCGTTGGACGGAAACGAAAGGAGAAGAACAATGAAATTTGAACTGAATAACAAGGTGTACGATGTGCTCAAGTGGCTCGTGCTCATCGTACTGCCCGCCTGCTCCGGCCTCTACGCCGCCCTCGCGGGTGTGTGGGGGTGGGGGTACACCGAGCAGGTCACGACCACCATCAGCGCCGTGGCGCTGTTTATCGGCGCGCTCATCGGCGTGTCGACGTCCAGCTACAACAAAAGCAAGGACGAGGACGGCAAGGGTGACAGCGATGTATCACAGTAGGGACATTGCTGACCTGCGGGCGGACGTGCGCGCAAACTGTGTCATCTTCCTCGACCTCTGCAAGGAAGCGGGGCTTCCGGTTCTGGTGACGGAGACGGTGCGAGATGACGAGTATCAGCGCTATCTTGCGCGCATGGGCTACGCGGCGAAAAACGCGACAAGGCCGACGTTCCACGGCGTTAAGGCGGGGCTGGCGTTCGACATCTGCAAAAACGTCAAGGGGCATGAGTACGACGATCCGTCGTTCTTCGCCCGCTGCGGGCAGATCGGCAAGCAAGTCGGTTTTTCGTGGGGGGGCGACTGGAAGAAATTCCCCGACAAGCCGCATTTTCAATGGGACGACCATATGCGATACACAGGGAGCATGATCTTGGCGGGGAAGTACCCGCCGGAAATGGAGGAGTACATGGATCAGGCAACGTTTAACAAGATGATGGACAGCTATTTATCGCAGCTCGGCACCAAGCCCGTCTCTTCGTGGGCGGCGAAGGACTGGGCGGCGGCAAAGGCGGCTGGCATTACGGACGGCAGCGCGCCGCAGAGACTTATCACGCGGCAGGAAGTCGTGACGATGATCCAGAGAGCAACAAAATAACGGTGTCCGATTCGGGCACAGGAAGGAGCGGGCGGCGAAAGCCCACGCGCAAGCGCCTCTGCAAGCCCTACACGGGCATGGACAGTCAGCACAGGTCAATCCGCGCGCAATTATCCTCTATGGCCCCCAAGCGGGCCGTGGCGTATATCTTATCCTTCGAGCTGCCGCAGGACGAGGCGGCGTGCATTATCGAGTGCGACGTGCGGCGCAAGAGCTACGCGCAAGTGTGTGCAGCGCTGCACCTGTCGCCGGAGGCGGTCAACCGCTGCCGCAGGCGAGCATACAAAAAAATCGCGGATGGGCAAAGAGAGCACCGAGGTTAATCGGTGCTCTCTTTTTTGACTTCGTTTTGCTTTGATTTCGTCCCGCTCCGGCGCTTGGCGTCCGCGCGTTTCTGAACCTCTTTTCGGTGGGCGGCGGCGCACTCGGGGGAACAGGTGACGGTAGGGGTACCGGGCACTATCTCCCGGCCGCAGACAACACAGACCTTTACGCCGCTGCGGGATTTTTTGCGGCGTTTTATGTAGTAATCGTGTGCGGTATTCCAGTTTTTTGACTGCGCGCGGTCGATCTCGCGGACGGCATCCGGGGCGCATTTTGGACAATACTTTTGCAAGCCAGATTGGATGACATACTCTCCACCGCAGATCACGCAGTTATCGATATCTCCCAGATGCCGGGAAAAACCGGTGGCCCGGTACTTTTGCTTCTGGGCCTTCTGCCGCTCTGCCCGACAGGTTGGGCAGTAGCTGGCTCTGGGCCCTCCGATGAAGTTGGCCCCGCAGGTGTGGCAGGTTCGCGTGCGCAGGGTGGTTGACCGGGATGCGGCAAGGCAGTCCTCGCACTTCGCCTGCTCTGCGCGATCGGTGGAAAAAATCTTGCCGCAGGTTACACATTTTTTAGTCCGCATGGCGAGAATTGATCTGGCCGCAAAACCGACGATCGTTGTACAATCCAACGGCCTGTGCGAGCAACAACCGCAGATAGTCGGGGCAGTGCCTTGCACCGGACTCCCAGTCCTCGATAGATCGGCGAGGGATGCAAAAGCGAGTTGCAAATTTCGCCTGAGACAGCCCCGTATACTGGCGGATGTCGCAGATCGATAGATGAGCAACATCCCAAATACCACCGACCTCGGCAATACGCTCCTCCGGAACATCTTGATTATCGTCGTCCCAAATGGAACTAAGGGCCCAATCGGAGACAAAGGCTTCGCGGGGCGCGCCCTCGTTCGAGAGCGCGTCCGAAAAGATGCTGTAAAACTGCTTATCGGTCATGGTAAACTCCTCCTTTAATTCAGCTCCTCGACAAAAACGAACATGTCTTCGTCGCGGACAAGATCGCCGTTCTCGTCGTACTTGCCGCAAGCGCCGTCTTCGTTTGTTTTGTTCGCGGTCTCGATGCAGTAATCTACATCTTCGACGGTGTAGGTGTCGGTCTCTTCATCGTACGGGAGGGAGCCTGCGTTAAAGTAATCGGCGCTCCAATCAGGGTCATAGCCGGAACCGTTCCAACGCTGGATCTTGATCTCCACGGTCTTCTTTCCATCGGTAAGCTTCATTTTTATATCCTCCTGGGCTGTTGCCCTCTTTTGTTTACGTGATTATAATACCACGCAATGCGTGGTATGTCAAGAGCTTTTTTGAAATATTTTTTGACCAAATAATGACCAAACGATGACCATTTGGCAAACGAATTTTATGGCATCATAAAAACAGAATAAGAAAGAAGGTGCGCGAGATGTACGAACGACTTTTGGCTTGTGGATTTACCGAGCAAATGGCGATGGACATTCTCGCGCTTTTTCCTGACCCTGACGAATTGAGAACATACGTTTACTTTGCGGAGATGTTCCATGTATAGCTATTTCAACCCGAATCCAAACGGACGCAACGTCAGCGACTGCACCGTGCGCGCGATTTGCAAGGCGACCGGGAAAGACTGGGGCGAGATCTATTTAGCTCTGTGCATACAGGGATACTTAGACGGCGATCTTCCCAATGCAAATGCCTGTTGGGGCGCGTATCTGCGGTCTCTCGGCTATCGGCGCTACATCATGCCGGACACTTGCCCGGACTGCTACACGGTCGGGAGGTTTGCCGATGACCACCCGCACGGTACGTATATTCTCGCCCTCTCCGGACATGTAGTGTGCGTGCAGGATGGGACGATCTACGACAGCTGGAACAGTGAGAACGAAATCCCGCTTTATTACTGGGTAAAAGAAACGGAGGAATGAACATGGCATATCCCTATTTCAACCCCTATTATCCGCCGCCGATGCCGGACAACCTCATGCAGATGCGGCAGCAACAGATGATGCAGCCACAAATGCCTGCGCAAACGGCTCAACCGCAGCAAATGCAGACAAGCGTTGTATGGATTAGCGGAGGAAAAGAAGAAGCAAATGGGTTTATGGTCGCCCCAAATTCTCGAGTAATTATCTTTGAAACAAACTCGATGGTTTTCCACATCAAGGAGCGAGACGCAAGCGGCACGCCTATTCCAATGAGGACGTTTAATTACACGGAAGACGCTGAAAACAAACCTCATGATACTAAAAAAATGGATGATAAGTTTGTCACCCGCGATGAGTTCGACCGTCTGGCGGCGCTTGTGGGCGAAATAAAGGGCAAGAAGAAGCACAAGGAGGACGATGGCGATGAATAATCCCTTTTTCGGAGCGCTCGGCGGAGGGAACGGCTTCATGCAGATGCTGCAGCAGTTCCAGCAATTCAAGGCAAATTTTCATGGTGACCCCAAAGCGGAGGTTGAAAAACTTTTGCAGAGCGGTAAGCTCTCTCAGGCGCAGTTAAACCAGCTGCAACAGATGGCAAAGCAGTTTCAAAGTCTGATGCAATAAGCAAAGTCTAAGCAAGATTTAAGCAAAGTGTTTGTTCAACTTTTGGCAAAATCAACATCGTGGCCACGATTTGATGAATAAAAATCTTTCAAAGGAGTGATACTATGTCTCTTTCCGATGGCGGCGCTCCCATGCTGACCATGCCGGTCTCGCCTACCAACAACGGCGGCGGTTTCGGCTGGGGCGGTGACGGCGCATGGCTCATTATTCTCTTCCTCATTTTTGCCGTCTTTGGCTGGGGCGGCAACGGCTGGGGCAACAACGCTGGCAATTCCGGCGGCGTGGTCGATGGCTATGTGCTGACCTCTGATTTTGCTAATGTCGAGCGTAAGATCGACAGTGTAAATCAGGGCCTTTGCGACGGATTTTACCAGCAGGCGCAGCTTGTCAACGGCACCAACATGGCAATGGCCAACGGCTTTGCACAGGCTGAGCTTTCCCGCAGTAACCAGCAGGCGGCTCTCATGCAGCAGTTGACTGCCATGCAGATGCAGGCCGCTGAGTGTTGCTGCGAAAACCGTGCAGCTATCGCCCAGGTGCGCTACGACATGGCGACGCAGGCGTGCGACACGCGCAACACCGTACAGAACGCCACGCGCGACATTATTGACGCGAACAACCAGAACAGCCGCGCCATCCTCGACTTCCTGACGCAGAGCAAACTGTCCGACCTCCAGACCGAGAATCAGAATCTGAAGCTGGCGGCATCTCAGGCCGCGCAGAACAACTATCTGATCTCTCAGCTTCGTCCGTGCCCTTCGCCTGCCTACATTACCTGTAACCCGTGGGCAGGCAGCGGTTACGGCGGCTGCGGCTGCAATCAGGGCTGCGGCTGCTGACAACTGCATAGCATAGCTTCTCGGTCACCATATCGGTGACGCTACCGAGATGGTCGGCCCCGTGCCGATACTGACAACAACGCGGCGGGGCTATTGCCTCGCCGCTGTATTTTTTAAGTATTTCCTTTGCTTTCTAAATATTGGCGAATTGCTTTGTCAACAATTTTGCTAATTGGAACACCGGTTTCCTTTGAATACTCTTTTAGCGCTCGCTCTGTCTCGAAGCTTATGGTGGTAGAGAAACGCGCTCTGTTCTTTAGTTCGTTTTGGGCCATAACACACCTCCTAAAATTTAATTAAGTTTAACACAATTATTTCTTGAAATCAAGAAAAAAGTGTGATATAATTTAATTAAGCTTAATTAAATTATTGTAGGAGGACGTACCTTATGAAAACACCAAAAGTAGATTACACAGGCCAGCGCATAAACTATTTAACTGTTGTCCGTTTCATTCCGGCAAATGAGCGAGAGGGATATAGTATAAACAAAGACACCAGAAGATGGCTTTGTAAGTGTGATTGCGGAAAGTATGTTCGCGTTCGTTCTGACCAGTTAAAAGACCGGAGGATAAATAGTTGTGGATGTATGGCCGGTAAACTATCTGGAGATAAGCATAAAACGCACGGAATGAAAAATACGCGTCTTTATCGTATATGGCATGGCATGAAATGCCGATGCAATAATCAGAGTTCAAAAGACTTCGGCAGATATGGCGGTAGGGGCGTTTCGGTATGTTCCGAATGGGCAAACGATTTTTCTTGTTTTTATAATTGGGCGATAGCCAATGGGTATAATGAAACTTTATCGCTTGATAGAAAAGACAATGAAAAAGGCTATTGCCCTGAAAATTGTCGTTGGATAAACAATAAATGGCAATGTAGAAACAGGCGAGACAATGTTTATGTTACTTATAAAGGGGATTCCAAGACAATAGCCGAGTGGTGCGACTTGCTTAATTTTGATAGAGCGCTTGCATATCATAGACATTCGAGAGGATGGACGGGCGAGGAAATATTTGAAAAGCCAAAAAGAATTTGTAAACGAAAGGAATGATATTTATGGCAGAATATGTAAATAACAACATTGTAACTGTTGCGTCAAATCAAAGCGTTCCTTTGGATGCTACAGCGGTAAGCGGGAAAGCGTGTATTGTGCATAGAGAAGGAAGCGGCCAAATCACGCTGCGCGGCCTCACCAATCAAAACCGCGCTCTGTTTAGGGTCTCCTTTGGCGGCAACATCGCTATTCCCACCGGAGGCACGGTTGAGGCCATCACGGCGGCGCTTGCCATTAACGGAGAGCCGCTGACCAGTGCAACGGCGACTGTCACGCCTGCGGCGGTAGGGAACTACTTTAACATTTACGTTTCCGCGCAAGTCTGCGTCCCGAAAGGCTGCTTCCTGACGGTCGCAATGGAAAACACCAGCAATCAGGCCGTCAACTTCGCCAACTCGAACCTGACGGTTGAGAGAATCGCGTGAAAGGAGAATGGACATGAGCAAGAAAGCAATGTATGATCTGCGTAATATGCTGTGCGACGAACTCGACGAGCTGGCACGTAAGGGTGAGCTTGGCGCGGGCGATCTCGAAATTGCGCACAAGCTGACGGACACCATCAAAAACATCGATAAAATCGAGATGTTGGAGGACGACGGCTATTCCCGCGATGAAGACTATTCTCGCCGCTATTCCCGCGACGGAGACTGGCAGTCGGGTATGCGCGGCGCTTATGACCGTGACATGTCCAATGCGAGACGCGGCACGCACTACGTCCGTGGCCACTACTCCCGCGACGGCGGCATCGACAACATGAAACGCCAGTTGCAGGAAATGCTGGACAACGCCGACGACGAAAGCATCCGCAGAGCCATCCAGCGTTGCATGGACACGATCGAGGGCTAAAGGGGGTGCGCCCCTATGGTCGACGAGAATGAGGTCAATCGCTGGATAGCTCGCCTCGAAACGGAAGAATCGAGCTGGACAAACTATGAGCGCCTTGCCGTGCTGTATGCCATCCGTGGCCAGCAAAGCGGCATCAGAGAGAGGGCTTTGCCAATGGCATACTCCGCAGCACCCGCGCCGGTCAACGTCGAAACATACGGCGACAGCGATTTTTTGCGCGCAGTGGCAGATGTTTCGCCGGACAAAGCGTGGGAGATCATGGACGAACTGATGGACAGCTTGAAAATTGTAAACGAGCGCGTCTATAATAGCGTCATGCGGAAGTTCGAAAAATAAATTGCAGATGGAATTGCAGATGAGTTAAAAAAACCTTGTAATATCAATGCTTTTGCGGATTCGGTTGCGGGTTCGACTCCCGCCGCCTCCACCAATGAAAAAACCTCGCAGTTTCAACGGCTGCGGGGTTTTTCTTGTATTTGCAAGGGTTTTCAAGCTTACATGTTTACGCATTACTTGCGATATCTGCAAGTTATATTCCGTTAAAACACGACTTTTGCAGATGAATTGCAGATGAAATTACAGATGAAATTCGGATTCAAAAAAGCCGTCAACGGCATCTGCCACTGCTACGGCTTTATCATCCATGGTGTGCTGATATACGTTTTTAAGCATGTTGTTTGTGGAGTGCCCCATGCGCTCCATTGCGTATTTGTCCGGGACATTGAGCCTGAGCATGACCGACGCGTTTACATGGCGGAGGTCGTGGAAGCGGAACGGCTGAACTCCGCAGCGGGCACACGCGCGTTGCAGATGCTTATATAGGACATTTCTGGTTGCGTGGACAATATACTCATCTGTGTGCGGTGTTGCGTCAAGCAGCCCCATAATATACGGCGGCACTTTCAGTTTTCTGTTTCCACTGTAAGTTTTGGGCTGCTTGAGCTGCGGGCCGTTCTCACCGTCTACCATTGCTTGCTTAATCGTCAGGATATCACCGTCAAGACAATCCCATGTTAGACCTCTGATCTCCGATGTACGGAGACCGAGCCAGACAGCCAGAAGGAAAGGCAATTCAAAGTCCGTGCCCTTGCAGTCTTCGTGTAGAATTCTGATCTCGTCCATGGTAGGGATTTTGATTTTAGGTGCTTCCTTCTGAGGGAGAGATATACGGAACACTTTATCTGGGAATTCCTCTGCCATTGTCGCAGTAAACAGGCCGTAAGCGTTGCGGACGTACTTGGGCGACTTTTCCCGCGCCATCTTATTCACGGCACGCTGCACGCGATCCTGCGTCAACGCGGAGCACTTAACGCTCATCAGCTCCGGGAAAACCGCCTTGCGGAGTTTTCTGTACCCGTTGACGGTGGAGGGGGAGAGTATCGCGTCCTTGCTGTCAATATATCGGTCGATAGCATCACCAACCGTGCGCTCGGACGCACGAGCGGCAGACTTTGCGCCGGACTTCAACGCGGCCGCTTCATTCTCTGCCTGCCTTTTGGTAAGAGCTGTGACGGACACGCGCTTTCCGTCTACCATGACGCTGACATTCCAGTTGCCGGACGGTAGCAGTTTTGCTTTCGGTATCTTCATTCAAATCCCCCTCCAATCAATGTACAAGCACCATGCAGCCAGCAGAACGATAATGACAAACATTACAGCAATCACGCCGTTGCGGATACGGACGCCGCGCCGCATGATCTCGATCATGTCCGCTTTCGCATCAACGTGACGTTCCAACTCATCATTCCGCGCTTGCAAGGTTTCTTCTGTTGGCGTCAAGTGTTCGGAGATATCGAACACTTCATCAAGCGATATTCCAAGCGATTTGCAGATTGGCACGACGGTGTAGATGGACGGAGCTTTAGAAAACTTGGAAAAGAAATTCTGCACGGTGGACAGCGGTACGCCGGAAACGTCGGAAATGTCTTGATAGGTCAGTTTCAAATCTTCTTTACGGATTCTGCACACTTCTTGAATGTTCATTTACGCCACCTTAATTTTTTCGATTTTTGCGCCGCAAAGTCGCAAGATGAGGGCTTGTCGAACCGTGTCGAGCGCTGTCTTATTGCAATGTTTCGGTGTTGAATTGCCAAGGTAAAGCGGAGTATGGTCAAGACATGCAGCGGCGACCGCTTCCCGCTGGCTGCAAAAAGGCACTGCCGTTTGTTGCAGAGGGCGGCAGTGCCTTTAGTTACTTATTGCTTCTCAAGTTTTACGGTCTGCGTAACTCCCATGGCAGACACTTCGTAACTGATTACGCCGCCCTGATAGGTAAACGTCTTGGTGTCATCGCCGCTGGCGAGAATTGCCATATCGGTCTGGTCTTTATCATTTTCCGATTCCCAGGTGTACGGCTCATCCGCCGTGGTAGGGGCATCGAAAGAACCGGCCCAATAGAGGGCTTTTGTGTCTCCGTTATCAGATACCCAATACACCTCAATGGCATCTCCGGAAATAGTAGCGGCCTGCCATGCGTCCTCTGCATCGCTGTTTGTCTGCTTCCATTCTCCAACGAGATCAGGCGGGGTTGCCGGGTCGGTTTCTGGCTCGTCCTGCTTTGGCTCACCACATGCGGTTAACATTCCGAGCATGAGGACCGCAGACAACGCAATGTATAAAAGCTTTTTCATCTCAAATCTCGACTTTCTTATATTTTCGACTGCACAAAGTGCAATAATCGACATATAGCCCCGTTAATATAATTTATTTGGAGGGACACAAAATGTTGTGTAATGGCGTAAAAAATGATACAATAAGCAAAACGGATATTGAAATAATGCGAGAGAAGGTGCTTTATTCCGCGCTATCGCTTGCACCAGAAGAAAAAAACCAGCTTATAAGATTTATTGAAGGAGGCTTATGCCATGAAAGAGCTAACGAAAGCATGGTACATAGACGCGAAAATGGTTGACGCAGTAAACCGGTGCATGGACGCAATCAGCGCGTCTGGGCTTTCTGCCGACAGCGCGGAATATCTTCCGGCCTGTTTAGATCAGGCAATCAAAGCAAGCAATCAGGTCGCCGCACAGAGCACTCCATTTCGAGAAACTCATGTGCAGGTAGAAGAAACAAACGGCGGGTAGGATGTCACGCCTTGCGAGCTATTATTTGTTCAATAGCTGCCGATGCGATTCCTTTTGAGATCGTTTTGATCACCGTTACGGTTTTTTCCTCTTGCTTTCCAAAAAATCAATATACCGGTAAATCTCATCCAATTCCTCCGCAGACGCAGAGCGAATAAACTGAGCGATTTTACCATCCAAGCCCTCGCCCTTTGTGGCGCGGGCTTCTTTTATGCCCGGGTCGTCCGTTTCACCACGGAGATATTCAGGCGTGGTTTTAAGTTCTTTTGCGAGAATTTGCAACGGTTCATCGGCGATATTTGTGTTTTGCTTTTTGGCATCAATTAAATACCTCGACGAGAATCCCATTGCTTCACTAAGGAAGCTTTTCTTTTTCCCACAAAGATTCACAAGCTCTTGAATTCTATCATATCTTATCAAAACGCACACCTCAATTTGTGGGTTTCGCCAAAACCCAAAAAATGGGGTATCAAGTATTGACTTACCCCATAAAGTGAGGTATCATATACCTAAGCCCACCGGAAAAGGGTACACAAAACCCAGCCCCCATAAAAGCGGCTTTTTTGCAATGTCTTTTGGCGATTTCATTGTAATACGCTTTCGGGGCAGTGTCAAGTGTGATTTCTCACGTTTATGAGGTTTCGGGGGGCATTGACTGCGGCGGGGAAAACATAAGACCGGTGGGAGCACCATTCCCACCGGCCAATGTCCAAATTTGTTTACCCTTTACTCCGTGCAGGCTTTCGCCGCTTGCAATGGTGCTACAAGTTCTTCTGGAGCCTTACCACTTTCGCAGTTTTGGTTCTGCGCATTGCCTTCTCGCTGGTAAGCAATCGGGAGTACCCGATACGGTGGGATATGATTACTGGCATATCACCGTGAGTTTTAACCTCTTCACTGAGTGCTCCGCCGTATCAGTTGCTACATTTAGCCAGTTTAACGCGCTTTGGCACCGCTGTTGCGACCCGGCAGGAAGGGAACAGGCAAAATCAAAAGGTTGGTCACGAAAACCACCTCCTTTGAAGTTGCCCAAAGAGGGCTAATGGCAGTATAGCAAATCTCCCCGCCGCAGTCAATGATAACTCACAATGAAGGGAGGACGCAAAAATTGACATTGAGAGAGCTGCGAGAACGCTCCGGGCTGACCCGCGCGCAGGTGGCGAAGAAACTGAATGTTGACCTATCCTGCGTGACGCATTGGGAGCTTGGCGACTGGCGACCGCTGCGCAAGTACCACAAGAAGCTGGCGAAGATGTACGGCGTGACCGTGGACGAGCTGTTTGAATCCAGCGATGGGCAGTAAAAAATGCCCCGCCCAATGTTGCAGCATCGAGCGGGGCGGGTGGGACGAATCTCACCACAAGATATTGTGTCCGTGCTTATTGTAGCACGGAAGAAAGGAAAAGGCAAGATGTTAAAGCCACAACAGTTAACGCGACGGCGAAATGACCTTGAGCGAGCCGTGCGCGGCGCGATGGGACGGGCGTTAATTCGTACCGGCAAGGAGCTGGGCGAGGAAATCGGCTTATCGGAAACGCAAATTTGTAACAGAATGACAGGGCGTTCCCGCTGGACGTTAGAGGAAATTTGGGAGCTTGACCGAGTTTTGCAATTTACGGACGCGGAAAAGCTCATGCTGATCGGAGGCGCGAAATGATCGACACGTTGTTTTTCGGTAGCATCGCCGCTGCGGTGATCGCGCTCAACGGCTGCGACTTTACGACGGGGCTTTCTGTCATCGGCGCGTGCGCGGTATGCAAGGCGCTGTATGACCTGCTGCCCTACATCGACAGGGGGTGCAGGCGATGAGACGGCACGACAAGCGCACGAGAGAGCAGCGCAAGGCCGATGAATCGGCGCTGTTTGCGGCGGCGTGCTTGGGCGCAACGATCCTTTTGATCGTGATCTCAATCCTCGCCACCAGCGCGCAGGCGGTCGATGCGGAACCGGAAGAAGCGCCCATCGTAGAGGAGTATGATCCCGCGTGGGACATTCCCGCGACGGAGAGCGCCGTTTGCAATGACGTGTTTCTCGGCGAATTTACGCTGACGGCCTATTGCCCCGGACGCTGCTGCTGCGGCAAGTGGGCGAGCGGCTACACCGCGACCGGCGCGCTGGCCACCGAAGGGCGCACGATCGCGGTTGACCCGAAGGTTATTCCATACGGTTCGCGCGTCCTGCTGATCTGGCCGGACGGCACACAGCACAGCTATATCGCGGAGGATTGCGGCGGCGGTGTGAACGGCAACCACATCGACGTGTTTTTCAACGACCATCAGGCGGCGCGCATCTTCGGCGTGCAGAGCGCGATGGCGTATTTGGAGGTCGACGAGTGATGTATCAATGCGAATCATGCGGCGCGGATTTTGAACACCCGACCATTTACCGCGAGCAAGAGAACCTCGACGGCGAGCGCGGGTATTACCGACGTTTCGTGCAGGTATGCCCCTTCTGCGGCGAGGAATGGATAACGGAGGTAAGCGATGAAGACTGACGGCGTAAGCGAGTACACTCACTGCACGGTAGACCTCTACTTCCCGAACAAAGAGGTTAAATGTATGTTCTGCCCGTTGCTTGAAACGTACTCGCGCAACCAGTGCCGGAGAACCGGCGAATACATCGCAGATACACGCGGCATCGGTATTTGGTGCCCGCTGAAAATGGAGGAGTTACCTGATGGAGAACCATGGGATTTATGAAAAGCTCTCTGCAATCCAGCAGGAGCTGAAAGCCCCGAAGGGACAGTACAACAGCTTTGGCAAGTACAAGTACCGCAGCTGTGAAGACATTCTGGAAGCGGTCAAGCCCATCTGTGCGAAGCACAAGACGGCACTGGTGCTGCTGGACGATATTCGTGAGGTAAGCGGTAGGTTTTATGTGGTCGCACAGGCTCAATTGCACGACTGCGAGAGCGACAATGCAGTGACCGCCACAGCATTTGCCAGAGAGCCGAACGAGAAGAAAGGCATGGACGATAGCCAAATCACCGGAACGGCATCGAGCTACGCACGCAAGTATGCGTTGAACGGTTTGTTTTGCATCGATGACACGAAGGACGCTGACACGGACGAGTACGAACATCAGCAGGGCAAGAAACCGAGCAAGGCAGAAATGGACGCATTTAATGCACAGTACAAGCGCGATGTTGAGAAAAACACCTGCAAGGACTGCGGCAAGCCCATCTACCCGGTGACGCACGGCGGCAAGTCGTACACGGTCGCAGAGATCGCGGAGAACGCGCGAAAGACCTATAAAGCGCCGCTCTGCTGGGCTTGCATGATGGCAAGGAGAAAAGCAAATGAAAGCCCGACTGCATGATTTGACCCTTGCCCGCGATGGTGGGTATTTGCTCACCATCGCAACGCGGGAAAACGTCGGCATACTGTATGACGAGCTGCACGAGGTAGACGTTGATGTGACCGTCAAAAAGCACCGTGAGAAACGGAGCCTCGATGCCAATGCTTACTCATGGGTGTTGCTGGATAAGCTTGCAGAATCCACAGGAACGCCAAAGAGCGAGATTTACCGCCGAGAGGTGCGGGACGTTGGCGGCAACACAGAAACCGTCTGCGTGCGTGAGAAGGCCGTGCAGAAGCTGTGCGATGGCTGGAACAAAAACGGTATCGGCTGGCAGACGGAAGTGATGGACAGCAAAATAGAGGGCTGCAAGAATGTGGTCTTGTATTACGGCTCGTCCACCTTTGACACAAAGCAAATGGCGCGCCTGATCGACAACATCGTACAGGACTGCAAGGAGTTGGGTATTGAGACATTGACCCCGCAGCAACTTGACGCATTGAAGGAGGAATGGGGCAGATGACTAAAAGCATCATGCAGGACAAGAGAGAATGCTATATCTCAGGATTCTCAACGAACCTCGCGCGGCATCACATTTACGGTGGTGGGCGTCGGCAGCTATCCGATATTTGGGGCTGCTGGGTGTGGCTGCGTGCCGACTGGCACAATATGGCCGATTACGGCGTGCACGGGAAAGACGGTCACGAGCTGGATATGCGGCTGAAACGCGAGTGTCAGAAGCGGTTCGAAGAACTTTATGGACACGATACTTTTATGGCTGTATTCAAGAAAAACTATTTGGAGGACGAATCATGTTAAACAGAGTTTGCATCATGGGTCGCATTACGCGCGATCTGGAACTGCGACGCACGCAGGACGGAACGGCGGTCACGAGCTTCACCGTTGCCGTCGACGACGATTTCAAGAGCAAAGCAACCGGAGAGAAGAAAACCTATTTCCTCGACGTGGTCGCGTGGCGACAGTCGGCTGAGTTTGTCTGCCAGTATTTCGGCAAAGGCCGCATGGTCGTGGTCGAGGGCAAGCTCACCGTCCGCGACTGGAAGGATAAGGACGGCAACAATCGCCGCAACACCGAGATCATCGCCGACAATATCTACTTTGGCGACAGTAAGCGCGCCGATACAGCCGCACCGCAATACGCCACAGAGAGCGCCGCAGGCGACTTTGCGGTGATCAGTGAGGACGACGGCGATCTACCGTTTTAAGGGAGTAGTCTATGGCAAAGAGCGGGATCGATTACTTTCCGCTTGATGTCACATTAAACGCAAAGTTTGAACTGATAGAGGCAGAATTTGGCTTGACAGGATTTGGTGTAGTCGTTCACTTGCTGCAAGAGATTTACGGTAAGGCGGGTTACTACATTGAATGGACAGAGGAGGTTGCGCTTTTGTTCGCCCGCAAGGTCGGGTTGGGTGGGAGCGTCGTTTCCGAAATAATAGAGGCTTCTATCAGGCGAGGGATGTTCGACAAAGAGAAGTATGACAAGTACCACGTATTGACCTCTAAAGGCATACAGGAAAGGTACTTCGAGGCAGTCAGCCGCCGTAAAACTCTCGAAGTCGATTACAACATCCTTCTGGTTGATGTTGCCCAAATTTTGCCCAATGTTTACATTTCTGCGAAAAATGTAAACATTTTTTCAAAAAATGCTGACATCGAACGACAAAGTAAAGTAGAGAAAAGTAGAGTAGAGAAGAGTAAAGAAGAGTACATATTATGCGCTGAGCCGCAAGCGGCTGACGCGCCGCCGGTGATTTCTTTGCCGCTGAATGACGGGACTTTTTTCGACGTTTCGGAGAACGACAGGGCCAAATGGTCGCAGCTCTATCCGAGCGTTGACGTTCTACAACAGCTCAGAAACATGGCAGGGTGGTGCGACGCGAACCCTACCAAGCGAAAGACACGCGGAGGGATTAAGCGTTTCATCACCGCTTGGCTTGCCAGAGAGCAGGACAAGGGCGGCAAAGCGCCGCAAAATAAGCCGTTTGTCTACGACTACGGCAACACGGAGGGAAGCCTATGAACGTTGACGCATTGATCGACAGCATCGCGGAAAAGGCCGAGCCTGTGCGCGATCTGGTCGACTACGAGAAAGACGGGCTGCTGTACTGCGGCCATTGCAATACGCCGAAGCAGTGCCGCATCCCCATCGGCGGGAACGTCCGCCTTGTCGGCTGTCAGTGCGCTTGCGCGGCGCGAGAGTACGAGGCGGAGAAGAAAGCCCGCGCTGACCGCGAAAAGAGACTACGCATCGAAACGCTGCGTGCTGACGGTATCCGCGATAAGAGCCTGACGGCGTGCCGGTTCGACACGGCGACGATGAGTGACGAGATCGTCAAATGCAAGCGCTATGCCGACGCGTGGGACGATATGCGGCGCGAGAACAATGGGCTTCTGCTGTGGGGAAACACCGGCAACGGAAAGACCTTCGCGGCGGCTTGCATCGCCAACGAGCTGATTGATCGCGGAATTCCGGCGATGATTACGAGCTTCCCGCGAATCCTCAACGCAGGATACGACAAGCAGGAGATCATCGAGCAGGTGCACTATTACCCGCTGATGGTGATCGATGATCTCGGCGCGGAACGCAGCAGTGAGTATGCGATGGAAACGGTATACACGGTCATTGACGAGCGCTACAAGGCGAAAAAGCCGCTGATCGTCACCACGAACCTGACGCTTGATGAGTTGTGTAAGCCGAAAAACATGGACTATCAGCGTATTTATGACCGCGTGATCGAGATGTGCACGCCGCTGGTATTTAAGGGAGACAACCTGCGACGGGACAAGGCGAATAAGCGTCTGCGGTATGTCAAGTCGGTGTTGGAGGGCGGTGCGCCGTGAGCGGGTATCGCGGGGGCATTTTCAAGTGCCCGTTTTACTCGCGGGACTACCGCGACTATCTCAACTGCGAGGGCGCCCAAGTCAAGCTGTCAAAAGAGGAACTGGACGAATATACACGGCGCTACTGCGCCAACGAAGAATGGCGGCGCTGCCCGATCGCTCGGGCGCTGACGCTGCACTACGAAAGGACGGAGAACCGATGAGCGAAAGAAACAGAGACAAGGTAAAACGGCTTGAGCACGAGCTCGGCAGATATCAGAAAAAAGTCGGCGAGCTGATGAAAGCGAATGCGAAGCTGCACGAGGATATGAAGGGGTTGAACCAGCTGCGCATGGCGGTCGACGTTTGGATTATCCAGATCGCGCTTGCCTACGGCGAGGCAGTGAAGGACCCCGACACGGGAGAAGATATCCCACGCATGAAGGCGCTTCACCTCGAAAGGCCGAAGGTGAACCCGCTGCTTGGGGAATACGAGATTCACCAGCGCGTCGATGAGAAGAACGTGATGCATATTGCGGTCGGCCTGCGGGATGACCCCGCGGACGGCAAGGAGGAGGCCGACGATGGCGCTGACATCAGCTGACCTCGCAAGGCTGGGGCCGCAGGCGCAGAAGCAGGTGCTTGACAAGCTGGCAGGCACGCAGAAGCCCCAAAAAAGCAAGTACGGAAACCGCAAGGTCGTGCGCGATGGCATCAAGTTTGATTCCGAGCGCGAGGCGGCGCGGTTCGGCGAGTTGAAAGTGCTGCGTGCGATGGGCAAAATCCGCGACCTGCGGCTGCAAGCGAATTTCACCCTCGTGGAGGGCTACACGACCATCGAGGGAAAACGTATCAAGCCGATGGTCTACCGAGCGGATTTTGTTTACGAGCGGGCGACCGAGCCGGACTGCAACGGCACGGTGCACTGGCTGCGCGAGGTCGAGGACGCAAAGGGCACGAAGACGAAGGACTACCTGCTGAAAAAGAAACTGATGCAGGACAAGTTCGGCATCACGATCCGCGAGGTGTGAGATGACAGCATTTGAGCATTGCCACATCTGCAAGCCGCCTGTGAGGCATCCGGGATGTCAAAGCCATTGCCCGTACTATGCGGCAGACAAAGCCAAATGCGAGGAGAGCCGCAAGGCGCAGAAAGAAGCATATCGAGCGGGAGACGACTTCCGCACGGCGCGCAGTTTTAAGCAAAAGCGGCTAAAAAATCTGAAATAAAAGGGAGCAAGAAAAGATGTTAACAGAAAAAGAGTTGGGCGAACGGCTCAAGAATATTCGCGAAGTGCGCCGCGTCAGCCAGTTCCGGCTTGGCGAAATGGTGGAATGCGGGCAGGGGCATATCGGGAAACTGGAAAAGGGCGAGCACTACCCGAAGTTGCCGACGCTGTATAAGATCAGCGAAGCACTGAATATTTCCGTAAGTGATATTTTGTCGGAATCTCCGCCGTCAAAGGATGGGATGCTTTCGCCGGAGGAAGTCGGCGCAAACATCCGCAAATGGAGAACCATGCGGGGGCTTGGCGTGAAGAAACTGGCGGAAAAGTCGGGCGTATCGCGCAACAGCATCCGAAACCTTGAGACCGGAAAGTGCATGAGCTTCCTGCTAACGTATCAGTACATCGCCGAAGCGCTGGGCGTGACCGTCGGGACGCTGCTCGGAGAGGTGCAGGAAAATGAGTGAGAACACGAACCACGTGCCGTTTAAGACGGTCGTATACCCGCGGCTCAGGGAAGCGTTGCAGGCATCCGGTATTACGCCGCCGGAGTTGAGCAAGAAGCTCGGCGTTTCCCCGCTCTGCGCGTGGCGATGGACAACGGGGAAGAACGAATTCAGCATTCGCGTGATTAAGGCGATTCTTGCGGTGACGGGGCTGACATTTGAAGAGGCTTTCGGGGAGGTACGCGCATGAGCAAAATCGCGAGACCGAAAACGCCGTTTGAGTTCTGCGTCTATCCGGCGCTCAAGGAAGCGTTAGAAAAGATGAACTATAACCAAACCGAACTGGCGCAATCCCTCGGCATGTCGCAGTTTACGGTGTCGGCATGGGCGCGCGGCGACCGCGATACAACGGTGCGGCTGCTGCTGGCGCTGGAAGATTTGACGGGGATGACGTTCCGGGAACTGTTCGGAGAATGCGAGGGACGCCGTGGAAGGGTATAGCAATCAGCCGATTCCGAAGGAGGCGGCGAAACAGCTTTTAGCCCTCGATTTGGACGACAAAGAAATCCTAACCTACGAAAAGCTCGACCAGTGGTACACCGCATGGGATGGAAAGTGCTACGTGTCGTTTTCAGGCGGCAAGGATAGCACGGTACTTGCATATCTGGTTGCGCGTTACCTGTCGAGCTTCAGGGTGCCGCCGTGGGAGCTGCATCTGGTGTTTGTGAACACCGGGTTGGAATATCCAGAGATCCAGAAATTTGTGAACACATACGCGGATTGGCTGCGGGAGAAGTTCCCGCGCGTGACCGTCAACCTCCACCGCTTGCGTCCGAAGATGAACATTCGGCAGGTGGTTACGAAGTACGGGTACAGCATCGTGAGCAAAGAGGTGGCAAATTGCGTTTGGCTGGCTCGAAAGAGCGGAAACGGCACGCGAATGGCTCGGCTTCGTGGAGAATTGTTGGATAGAGACGGCAATCCGTCTGCGTACAACTGTGATAACTGGGGGTTCCTTTTAGATGCACCGTTTCTCGTATCCTCCGAGTGTTGCCGGATCATGAAGAAAAACACAGCACACAGGTATGAAGGAACGGCACAAGAAAAACCCATCGTTGCGACAATGGCGGACGAGGGGCGGCAGAGATTTCAAAAATGGCTTGCGACAGGGTGTAACGCTTTTGATAGCAAGCGCCCGATGGGCAAGCCCATGAGTTTCTGGACGGAGCAGGACGTGCTGCGATTCATCGTAGACCGAGAGCTACCTATCGCCAGCGTATACGGCGACATCGTGGCCAGCGACGGCGAGAACGACTACACCGAAACGCTGATCGACTGCAAACTACACTGCACGGGATGCCAGAGGACAGGGTGCATGTTCTGCGGTTTCGGGGCGCACCTTGAAAAGGGCGAAAACCGCTTCGAGCGCATGAAGCGCACGCACCCGAAGCACTATGACTTTTGCATAGGCGGCGGCGAATGGGACACGGATGGGCTATGGAAGCCAAACGAAAAGGGCCTCGGCTACGGTCGGGTTCTGGATTACATCGGAGTGAGGTATTGAGATGAAGGTTTTAGTTGCCTGCGAGGAATCGCAGGAAGTGTGTAAGGCGTTCCGCGCATTGGGGCACGAGGCATACTCTTGTGACATCCAGGAACCGTCTGGCGGGCATCCGGAGTGGCATATCCTGGGCGATGCGCTCAAGGCCATTGAGGGGGGGCAAGTGACCACAATGGACGGACAGACCCATGATGTGGGACGGTGGGATATGATTATTGCTTTCCCGCCCTGCACCAAAACCAGCAACGCCGGAGCGCGGCACTTGTATAGGGGCGGCAAGCTCAATATCAAGCGGTATTATGAGGGGTTGTGCGGCAAAGCGCTGTTTTTAGCTATTTTGGCAGCGGATTGTGGAAAAGTTGTGATTGAGAATCCGACGCCGAGTAAAGTCTTTGAGTATCCAGAGCCAACCCAAGCCATACAGCCTTATCAATACGGGCACCCGTTCAGCAAAAAAACCTTGCTGTGGGAGCGTGGTGTCCAGCCGTTAGAGCCGACCAATATTGTTGAACCGGCAGCAACATGGTGTCCGAGCGGTAGCTACAGCCATAAGCATGGGGAAAAGCATAAAGGTATGTTTACCACGGATAGGGCGAAAAACCGCGCAAAGACTTTTCCAGGCATCGCCAAAGCTATGGCGGAGCAATGGGGCGGAGACATTAGGGAGGAATGACCATGTACATCGGAGAACCATTTAGCTGGAAGCCTGCCGCATTTCAGGGCAGCGCCGGCATCCTGAGCGTTACCACGAAAGAGACGACTGCGCACGGGCGCGGCGTGTACATCAACGAGCGCCACCGCTACTTTACGGCGGAGGCAGAGGTAAACGGGATCAAACTCAGAGAGAGCTTCAAATTTTAACAAAAATCAGGAGGAATTTTATCATGAACAACAATCAGGACTATATCGTTCGCTGCGACCGCGCAGGCGTGTTTTTCGGCAAGATCAAGGAGAGAACCGGCTCCGAGGTTACCATGGTCGAGGTGCGTAAGCTGTGGAGCTGGGACGGCGCGTGCGCTGTTGAGCAGCTTGCACAGGACGGGACGAAAGCACCGGGCAACTGCCGTTTTACCGTGATGATTCCGGAAATGACCGTGCTGGGAGCAATCCAGATCATCCCGTGCACGGATGATGCATCGGTGTCGCTTCGCGGGGTAAAGGAGTGGAAGAGATGACGCTTGACGAGAAGCTCAAAGCCTTTCTGACTGTGAGCTCCGGCTCCGGCTACGGCTCCGGCTACGGCGACGGCTCCGGCTCCGGCTACGGCGACGGCTCCGGCTACGGCGACGGCTCCGGCTACGGCGACGGCGACGGCTCCGGCTACGGCGACGGCTCCGGCTCCGGCTCCGGCTCCGGCTCCGGCTACGGCTACGGCTACGGCTACGGCGACGGCTCCGGCTACGGCTCCGGCTCCGGCTACGGCTACGGCTACGGCGACGGCTCCGGCTACGGCTACGGCTCCGGCTCCGGCTCCGGCTACGGCGACGGAATTAAGAGTTTCAACCGGAAAACGGTTTATCGAATTGACGGTGTCAATACGCTGATTCGTTCCGTGCGCGGCAACACTGCGCACGGGGCAATCTTGAACGGTGATTTGACGCTTACACCGTGCTACATCGTCAAGCAGGACGGGTTTTTTGCGCACGGCGAAACGCTGCGCGAAGCAATGGAGGCCTTGCGCGATAAGCTTTTTGAGGATATGCCGGAAGAAGAGCGAATTGATGCGTTCCTGCGCGAGACAGACGAGGGAAGAACGTATCCGACGCAGTACTTTTACGACTGGCATCACCGCTTGACCGGCTCGTGTGACATGGGGAGAAAGCAGTTTGCCCGAGACCGAGGTGTTGACCTTAAGCATGGCATGATGACACTGACGGAATTCTTGGAGTTGACGAAAGACGCTTATGGTGGCGATGTGATCCGACAAGTGATTAGTAAGATGCAGGAGGTGGAGTGATGGAAGATGTTTGAATTAAAACCCTGCCCGTTTTGCGGAGCCAAGGGCGTTATGCAGAGAAACGGTCACTGCTTTCGGGCATGCTGCCCAAATAGAGACTGTCCAATCGAACCGAGAACACATTGGTACCTGAATCATCTATTAGCAATCGAAGCATGGAACAGGAGGGCTGACAATGGCTGAATTCATAAGCCGCGAGGCGACAATTAATCGCATCAAAGAAGTTTATTGCATAGGCTGCAATAGCTACAACGGAGTAAGATGCCGTGCGTGCGGCACCGGTGACGCAATCGACATGATCGAGGATGCCCCCGCCGCTGACGTTGCGCCAGTGGTGCACGCACAGTGGATTGAAGATGAGAGTGGAATTATTATCTGCCCAGAGTGCAAACGGGGATATAACCTGATCGCTAAATTTACCAACTACTGTCCTGCATGCGGCGCGAAGATGGACGGAGGTGACAGCGATGAGGCTGATTGATGTTGATGAATTGGGCGTGGGGCGGTGCAGCAGAGATGTTGTCCCTGCGGTGTATTGTGCTGGTTGGAACGGCTTACTTGGCTTGATCGAAAAAGCCCCCACCGTCGATGCTGTGGTCGTGACGCGGTGCAAGGACTGCGAGCACTATCGCAACCACCCGAACGGGCTGTGCTATTTGCACACTGAACCGAAAGAGAACAAACGCGGGTATTCCGGCGAGCCTGTTTGCGTAGAGCCGGATGATTTTTGCAGTTACGGAGAGCCGAAGGAGGGATAACGAATGGAATCTTTTGTTGAAGGCGTTGGAATGTTCTTTATAGCGATTGGCGGCATTGCAGCGATTCTTGCAGCGTTATGCTTTTTATGGTGGCTGGTTGAGACTGCATGGATTGCAGCAAGCAACAGATTCCGCGATATTTGCAAGGCGGAAAGCCTGATTTTTGAATATCGACGAGAGCGCAAAGAATATCTGTGGTGGAAAGAGCACGTGAAAGGTAACGTATATGCTGACGATCACGATTAAAGCTAACGTCCCCGCCGCTGACGCGCAGGGCATCAAGGAGCGAATTGCAATGGACATCGAGCGATACGGCGACTGCAAGGTCGTGAGCATCGTGAGCGACCGGGGATGGGAAGAACAGATGAAAATGGAAGGAGCCAAGCTATGAGCATCAACGTAAAGAAGTACATCAAAGACCAGATGGCAAAGATGGTGGAGGACGCGCAGGCAGACGTGCAGGAATTAAAGCGGGGAAACGCCACCCTGACCGAGCAGATCAGCCAGATGAACGGCGAAGCCATCAACAATGCCAACGAGATCAAGAAGCTGAAAGCGGACTTTGATTCAGCCAAAAACTCGGCTCAGCATTTGAACGATCAGAGGCAGCAGTATTGGAGAGCGTGGCAGGCATCGAAGCGAGAAGTTGCCGACTTGGAAAACAAACTCAATAACACTGAGGCGGCGCTTGGGCGGGCGAATGCAGAGGTATCGAGAATGACGGTTGGCTGCCGACAGGTTGAAGAAGAACGCGATTATATGCATCAGCAATGGAGCAATGCTGAGCAGCGCGCCAATTACGCAGAATCCCACCCGTGGCGCAACCTGTGGGCGTGGGGTGAAGAGAAAGCTGGCGCGCCATGAGTAAACCTCGGTATAGTTGGTGGGGCTATGTAAAAGCCATTATCCGCCGCTACGACCCAGATCGAGAGCAGGAGTTGCATGGAGTGGCTTTGTTAGAAAACAACGCTGTGCGAAAAGCGGTGAGCGAAACAAGGCCAATGAAAGACGGCGAAGAGCGCTTGAAATTTATCCGCCTTGTGTTCTGGGACAAGACCCATACACTCGAAGGTGCGGCGATGGCGGTTAACTGTTCCGACCGGACGGCGAGACGATGGCATACGGATTTCATCAAGTGCGTCGCGCGGAATTACGGGCTGCTTGATGATTAAAGGTTGGCCTTAAAAAGCCATTTGCTTATGAGATAATAGAATCGCAGAGGTGTAAAAGCCTTTGCGGTTCTCTCATTTATGGCGTTCAGCCTCCTGCGCCATAGCGGGGCGCGGTGCTTTTTATCTTTTCACACCGCCCCCCCGCGATTTGCCGCACGCACGATGCAGCCCACGATCAGGGCCGAGAGGTCGCGCCTCTCATGCGGCACAGGACCCCGCGCACCTCTCGACGATGTGGCCCAGCGGGGACATGCCCACAAACTACGCTACCGGAGTTCCAGCACGTCACCGTGATTGCGCATGGTGATGGCAGTTTTAGACGGCAGCACCGCAACGAAGGGCAGAACAGGCAGCTTCCGCCCGGACGTGAGGACGCAAATGCTCATGCTGTTGGAGATGCCGGAGCGCCGACCGGCTCGTTGCGGAGATATACGGCATAGGTGCCCCGTAAGGGGAGACCACAGCGAGTGACGGGGACTTTCCCTGAAGCGCTAAAGCAGGGCAGGACTGCAATGCCGCACCAGATGTGCCCCTCGGGGCGGGTAAAGACTGCTATGTAAGGCCAAGGGGCGGGGGCTGGTAGCAAATAAAAGTGCGAGGTGGTGATGAGTGGCATTAACAGCAAAGCAAGAACGATTTGTGCAAGAATATCTTGTGGATTTGAATGCCACACAGGCAGCCGCAAGAGCAGGGTATAAGAACGCCGAGAAAGGTAGGCAGTTGGTTACGAATAGTAACGTTTCAGCTGCCATCCAAAAAGCAAAGGCGGAAAGGCAGAAGCGGACGGAAGTAACGCAGGACTATGTGATTGAAAAGCTAAAAGAAATCGCGGACAAGCCTGCGTCTGATTGCACAGAAAGCGATCTGAAATATGCGAACAAGCTAAAGGCGCTTGAGATGCTTGCAAAGCATACAGGAGTGTTTGATAAACAAGACAATTCCAGCACCGATTCCGTCGTTAAGGTGATTATCGATGTCTGATATTCGTTTGTCAGAAAAGATCGGGCCTGCGTTTTATGACATTGCACATGACATTTTCCGGCATGGTCACACGCATTACGATTTTAGCGGCGGTCGAGGTTCGTTGAAATCTTCTACGGTATCAATTATCGTGCCGCTTCTGCTGGTTGCCAATCCGGGAACGCACGCGCTTGTGCTGCGCAAGGTGGCAAACACGATCCGCGATAGCGTCTATGCCCAGTATATTTGGGCAATCGGTGAGTTGGGCATGGCGGCGTATTGGGAAGCCAAAGTCTCCCCGATGGAACTGATCTACAAGCCAACAGGACAGAAGATCATGTTCCGGGGCGCTGACGATCCCATGAAGATCAAGTCCATCAAGGTGCCGTTTGGCTACATCGCCGTAACGCACTTTGAGGAAAAAGATCAGTTTGCCGGACGCGCGGAAATCCGAAACATTTTGCAGTCGACCATGCGCGGCGGCTCGGTGTTTTGGAATTTTGAGAGCTATAACCCGCCAATTTCGCGCGACAACTGGGCGAACAAAGACAGCTTGGAGGAACGCGCCGACCGCCTGTGCCACAAGTCAACGTATCTGCAAGCGCCGCCCGAATGGCTGGGGCAGCAGTTTATCGATGAAGCAGAACACCTCAAAGAGACGGACGAGCGAGCATATCAGCACGAATACCTCGGCATTCCGGTCGGCACGGGTGGCAATGTGTTTGAAAATTTGGAGCTGCGAGAAATTACCGATGAAGAAGCTTCGCAGTTCGACCGAATTTATAACGGTGTTGACTGGGGATATTTCCCCGACCCGTGGGCATTCAATCGTTGCCATTACGACGCTGCGAGACGCACGTTATACATTTTTGCGGAAATGACCGCAAACAAGAAGCGGAACAAAGAAACGGCGGATATGCTGATTGACTATGGGCTGACCCGCGGCGATCTCATCACAGCAGACGGCGCAGAGCCTAAGAGCGTCGCGGACTATCAAAAATTCGGCTTACGCTGCATTAGCGCAAGAAAAGGGCCGGGAAGCATTGACCGATCTATGCAGTGGTTGCAAAGCTTGTCGAGCATCGTAATTGACAAGGTAAAATGCCCAAAAACGGCAGAAGAATTTATTTCCTATGAGTACGAGCGGAACCGCGATGGAGAGATCATCAGCGGCTATCCTGACGCAAATAACCACCATATTGATGCATGCCGATATGCGACGGAATCGATATGGAGGATGCCGGGTCAAAAGGGAAAGAGCGATTATACCCCCATTTGGAACAGATAGGACGGTGAGCGGCTATCAAAACATATAACGACCTCGTGTCGGTCGGTGAAAACGAGCAGGCGCGCATTGAGTTTGTCCGCAGCACGATCAATGAGCACCGCGAGAGCACAGCGTATAAAACGGCGGTGGATGCGGAGGAATACTATAACGGTCTAAATCCGACCATCAACCGCTATGAGAAGATCATCTATGATATGCAGGGTCGCAGCCACACGGATATGTGGACGGCGAACCATAAGTTGGCTAGCCATTTCTTCGGGCTGGCGGTAGATCAGGAGGTTTCGTATCTGCTGGGAAACGGTGTGACCTTTGCGGAGAAGGAAACACCGAAAAAACTATGCCCGGACTTCGATCAGGAAGTCATGGATGCGGCGCGTGAGGCGAAAATCGCAGGCGTGTCTTTTGGCTTTTGGGATTTGACGCATTTGCGCGTGTTCTCCCTGCTTGAGTTCGTCCCCCTCTATGATGAGGAAGACGGCGCAATGAAAGCCGGTATCCGGTTCTGGCAGGTGGCGCAGGATAAGCCGCTGAGAGCGACGCTGTACGAGGTCGACGGCTTTACCGAGTACTTCCAGCCGAAAAACAAAGATATGAGCGTATTGCAGGAAAAGCGCAGCTACAAGCTCGTTATCCGCAAGGCCGAAGTTGGCGAAACAGAGATTTACGACGGTGGCAATTATCCAAGTTTCCCCATCGTGCCTCTGAAAAACAACAAGCGGTGCCTATCCGAAATTGTCGGCAAGCGCAACACCATTGACGCGCTCGATCTTGCGTCCTCTAATATGGTCAACAACGTGGACGAGGGCAATTTGATCTATTGGGTGCTGTCTAACTGCAACGGTATGGACGATCTCGACGATGCGAAATTTGTGGAGCGATTGAAAACCACGCATGTCGCCCACGCCAACGGCGACGATGGCGCAAAGGTGGAGAGCAAGACCATCGAGGCTCCGTTTGAGGGAACCAGCAGCACCATTGATATGCTGAAAAAGAAGCTCTATGAAGATTTCCAGTGCTTTGACGCGGCGGCGGTATCTGCCGGGAACCAGACGGCAACGGCGATCAAGGCCAGCTATGCGCCGCTGGATCTGAAAACAGACAAGTTTGAATCCGAGGTAACGCGGTTTATTGTGGAAATCCTTCGTCTGGCAGGCATTGAGGATCAGCCGAGTTACACGCGCAATCAGATCATCAACAAGAGCGAGGAAACGCAAAATATTCTGCTGGGCGCGGCGTATTACGATGATGAATACATCACGAAGAAGCTGCTGACCATCAATGGCGATATTGACCAGTACGAGGACATGGCAAAACGGAAGGCAGCAGAAGAGATTGACCGAAGCTTTGCGGAACCGGTCGCGCCGGTGGTGAGCGGCGATGGCGAACAGTGACCTCGGCCACAAGCTGACCGACAAGGAGCTTGCAAAGCTGGAACGGCGCATTGAGAAACTATACCGTGAGGCCGGGAAGGAATTGCAAGCGACCATTGACGCATACTTTGAGCAGTTCCAAAAGCGCGACGAGGAAATGAAAGCCTTGATTGGCACCGTGCAGAACGGTAAGGAATGGGCGGAGGCCGACTATAAGCAATGGCGGCTGAACCAGATCGGGCGCGGGGAACGCTATCAGGCCATGCGTGACAAAGTGGCGCACCGCGCGACTGAAGCAAACGCCGTGGCGGTATCCTACACCAACGATGCAACGCCGGGTATCTATTCCCTTAACCGCAACTATTCGGCGTACACCATCGAGCAGGTCGCGGGAAACGTCGGCTTTGACCTGTGGGACGAGCAGACGGTCAAGCGGCTCATGGTAGAGCAGCCGGAGCTGATGCCATATTACCCGCCGAAACGCGCCTTAAAGCGCGGCATTGATCTCGCGTATGGCAAGAAGCAAATTACGGCAAGCGTCACCAGCTCCATCTTGCAGGGGAAGAGCATCAAGAACATGGCGGATGACCTGCAAAAGCGGATCACCACCATGAGCCGGGGCAGCGCTATCCGCACCGCCAGAACCGCCGTGACCGGCGCGCAGAACGCCGGTCGCATGGACAGCTATGCGGCGGCGGAGAAGATGGGCATCAAGCTCAAAAAAGAATGGTTGGCCACGCTGGACGCGCGTACACGTCACTCTCATGCCATGCTTGACGGCGAACAAGTGGCGCAGGACAAGAAGTTTTCTAACGGTTGTCGTTTTCCCGGAGACCCGCAAGGGCCACCGTGGGAGATATATAACTGCCGCTGTACGCTGATTGCCGCCGTGGAGGGCGTAGATACCTCATCGGCGCAGAGACGCGCCAAAAACGCCGGTACTGGGCGGAATGAGGTTATTTCGGACATGACCTATTCCGAGTGGGCAGGGTGGAAGAAGAGGCAACTTAAAAAAGCAGCAAAGCCGTCTTTTACCCCCGCTGCATCTATTGAAGAAGCGCAAAAATACGCCGAAAAATACGTTAACGATTACAAGAGCAAATATACTGGAAAAATTGACTATAAGGGAATCGACTTGCAATATGCTAATGAGATGAACAGGGCATTAACCGAAGTCCTTGACCAGTATGACGTTGATTATAAAATCAGAAATCTTGTTCCGTTCAATAGGAGAGAAAAACGCTTCAAGGACACAACCGCAGAAGCCGCATATCAGTGGGGGACGTGCGACCTATTTTTCAACAAAGACTATTTGAAAAGTCAAAAAGCAATGGCGGCTCATGTAAAAGAATATCGTGATTTGCTGGAAACAGTAATGCCTAATATTGACATCGCCATTGAAAAGGCAAAGCAAAAAACAGGTTTTGGAGCAGAATTACAGTTGCGATATGTACAAGCACTTAAGGCGACCGGAAGAACAAACGTGAATGAGCCGGATGCTTACGGCTCTATGGTCCATGAGTTAGGCCATTATCTTGATGACCGTGTTTTCAAAAAGGCAGAGAAAGAAATTGGATTTGATTTATCGTCCAGTTTTGAAAAGTATTCCGGCAAAATTTCAGCTTATGCGACCAGCAACAAACAAGAATATGTGGCAGAGAGTTTTGCGGCGTATTGGAACGGAGAAGAAGATATTCTCGACCAAGAACTTGTAAAAATCTTTGAGAGGAGTAAGAAAAATTGAAAGACGGGGAATACATCATTGACGATTTTCTTGAACCGCTTAGAGAACTGGTAAAAGGGATCAAAATATGAGCGTTGAAATTCAAGACCACAGCGCGGAGGTTTCTGCTGAGATCAAGGCGGCGCTGCTGCGGGGGCTTGAAAAGGTCGGTCTGGTGGCAGAGGGATATGCAAAAAAGCTGTGCCCCGTTGACACCGGCAATTTGCGGAACAGCATTACCCATATGATAGACGAGCAGGAACCGGCGGCAATCATCGGGTCGAACAATTCTTACGCCGCGTACGTTGAGCTTGGCACCGGCATTTATGCCGAAGGTGGCGGCGGACGGCCTACACCGTGGGTGTATCAGGACGCAAAAGGCAACTGGCATTACACGCGCGGCAACAAAGCGCAGCCATTTTTGAAACCCGCTGCCGCCGACCACGCGGGACAGTATCGGGACATTTTGGAAAGCGAGCTGAAAAATGGATAATGAAACCATCAAGGCCATTGAAGCCATTATCAAGCGCGGCAACGATGCTGAAATACGCCGAAAAGGCGACGGGTACATTGTCTTAGAGGTCAAGAAAACAATCAAATACAGCACTTCCGCGCAATAGGGCGCGGGAAAGGGCAATAGGAGCCAACTGACTACGATTTGTAGCCGGTTGGCTCTTTTATTTTAGGTAAAACCCGCGAAGCATAGCGGTTTTTATACAACGTTCGCCCCCGAAGAATTGGGGCCAAGGAAAAGGAGAACGAATAACATGGCGAAATTTACGAGAGCGGAAATCAGAAATATTCTCGGCGAGGCTTGCACCGAAGAGGTTGAAAATCGCTTGGTTGCGCTGCATCTGGGCGTGGTTGACCCCCTCAAGGACGATCTTACGAAGTACAAGGCGGACGCGGAGAAGCTGCCCGGCGTCCAGAAGGAATTGGACGACCTCAAGGCAGCGGGTGACGGCGGCTATAAGGAAAAGTACGAGAAGGAACACTCGGCTTTTGAAGCCTTTAAGACCGACATCACGGCAAAGGAAAGCAAGGCGGCAAAGGAAAAGGCTGTCCGCGCTTACTTTGAGAGCAAAAACATCACCGGCGCGAATCTCGACCTTGCGATGCGCGGCTGCGGCGAGGAAATGGCCGCATTGGAGCTGGACGGCGAGAAGATCAAGGACACCAAGATCCTTGATGCACTCGTAGACGGCACCTACAAGGGGCTTGTCTCCACCACGCAGACGCACGGGGCGAATCCCGCCAACCCCCCGGCAAACACCGGCGGCGCAAAATCCCGAGAGGACATCTACAAGAAGGACGATAAGGGCCGCTATGTGATGTCTACGGCGGAGCGCCAAAAAGCACTTGCCGATCTGATGGCAAGCGAAAACAACTGATTTTTTGAAAGGAGCTATTTATGGCTGCGAAAACTAACGTAACAACTTCTGCCCAGTTTACCACTTCCGCCCGTGAGGTGGATTTCGTGTCCCGCTTCGCTGATAACTGGGACGCACTGCGGAACATCATGGGCATCATGCGTCCCATCCGCAAGGCCCCAGGCACGAAGCTGGTTTCTTACAAGGCCAGCGTGGACGGCGGCCTCAAGGGCGGCACCGTGGCTGAGGGTGACGAGATCCCCTTCACCAAAATGAAGGTGGAGCCTGTCGCCTACGACGACATCGACATTTCCAAGTATGCCAAGAGCGTGACTATCGAGAGCGTGGCGAAGTACGGCGCTGATGTTGCCGTGGAGAAGACCGACGAGGCGTTCCTCGTGGCCCTGCAGAACAAGGTTTTGACTGACTTCTACACCTTCCTCGGCACCGGCACGCTCAAGGTAACGGAAAAGACCTGGCAGCGCGCTCTTGCGATGGCAAAGGGCAAAGTGCTGGACAAGTTTGCCGGTCTCGACAAGGACGTGACCGAAGTGGTGGGCTTTGCCAACATCATCGACGCTTACGATTACCTGGGCGACAAGGAGATCGCCGTGCAGACGATGTTCGGAATCAACTACGTGGAGAACTTCATGGGCTACCGCACCCTGTTCCTGCTGCCCGAGAAGTACATCGCCTCCAAGAAGGTGATCGCTTTGCCCGTGGAAAACATCGACCTGTACTATGTGGACCCGAGCGACAGCGACTTTGCCAAGCTGGGGCTGAATTACACCGTGAAGGGCGAGACCAACCTGATCGGCGTCCATGTCGACGGCGATTACAGCCGCGCCACCGGCGATATGTACGCCATCATGGGCATGAAGTTGTGGGCTGAATATCTGGACGGCATTGCCGTGGCTACCGTTTCGGTGGCCGGCGCGGGCTAAATAGGAGGGCGGCGTAATGCTTGAACAGGTCTTACGGCACTTGAACAACTGGTTCCTTGTGGAGATCCACAAGGGCACGTTCACCGTGGAGAATGGCAGCATTACGCTGCCCTTTCTCCTGACCAATCAATATTTCCGCATCGTCGGCTCTGTGTTTAACGACGGCCTGCATCAATACCCGGCGGTCGATTTAACGGACGAAACGTTTACCGGCTCTGTGTGGGCGCTTGCCGTGCCGAAAGCCGTAATTGATCTTTCGGTTGAGATCGAGGCTTGGCACGAAAAGAACGGGGAGGCCGTTGCAAGCCCGTATCAAAGCGAGAGCTTCGGGGGCTACTCCTACACCAAACGCAGCGCAGGAAACGACAGCGGCACGTTAAACGGCTGGCAGGACGCTTTCAGAGGCCGGTTAAACGACTGGCGAAAGCTCAAGGGGGTGGAACCGTGAGTTTACTGGACGATTTCGCAAGCAAATGCGTGCTGATGGAAAAGACGCGAACGCCGGACGGCGCAGGCGGCTACATCGTCGCATGGGCCGAAGGCGCGGAATTTCTCAACTATCAGGCGCTTGACACCTCGATGGAGGCACGCAGGGCGGAAAAAGAGGGCGTTACGTCGGTGTATTCCGCGCTGGTCAACAAGACCGTCCCCATCGAGTATAACGATTATTTCCGCGACACGTCCACCGGCAACACCTACCGCGTGACCTCAAACCCGGAAGAACGGGATGCGCCGCGGTCGGCAGGCCCGACGATCCGAGCGCTGAAATTCTTCACCGCCGAACGAAAGGAGCTGCCGAAATGACAAAGGATAAGGCGCTCCATGCGTGGTTTTCTCGATTCCTACCGGCCTATCCAACCTCCAACGTGCCGGAAGATGCGGTGTTCCCGTGGCTGACCTATGAGCTGATCACCGGATCATGGGAGAGCGGCGAGATCGCGCTGACGGTCAACCTCTGGTATTACACCGAGAGCGAAGCGACACCAAACGCAAAGGCGCAGGAAATCTCTGACGCCATCGGCATGGGTGGCGTGCTTGCGCCGTATGACGGCGGGGCGATGTGGATCAAGCGCGGCTCCCCGTGGTGCCAGAACATCGCGGACGAAAGCGATAAAAACATCAAGCGGCGGTATCTCAACATCACGGTTGAGTTCCTGTCGCAAAACTGATGAAAGGACAACGACATGAAATTTACCAAGATTCCTTCTGATGCGTTTCAGAAGCTGCAGATCAATGCGGGCATTCTGACGACCGACTTCACGCCGGCCTCCGGGGAAATCGGAGCGGATGGACAGATCGGCGCGACGACCGGAGGCGTGACCTTTACGGCGACGCCGATCTTCTCCGACTTCGGCGAAGACATTGACAACTGCCCGAAGAACATGAAGGAGTTTAAGCGGCAGGACATGGTCGAGGCGAAGATGTCCGGCACCTTTATCAACGCCGACACGAAAACGGCAAAGCTGCTCTGTGGCGCGGCGGACATTGACACGAGCGACACGACGAAGGTCGTTCCACGCACGGACCTCAAGGACAGCGACTTCACCGACCTGTGGCTGGTAGGCGATTACTCCGACAAGAACGGTGCAAAAAACGGCGGCTTTATCGCTATTCACATGCTCAACGCGCTTTCCACGGGCGGCTTTCAGCTCAAGACGGCGGACAAGGCTAAGGGACAGTTTGCCTTTGAGTTTACGGCGCATTATTCCCTTGCCGCGCAGGACAAGGTCCCGTATGAAATTTACATCAAGGCCGGAACGGAGGAAACGGCATGAAGCTTTCCGACATTCAGGGTGAGCGCGTCTTTGACGTCATTGCGGATATCATTGATCCGATTGCCAACATTGCGGAGGACGAACAGGCTTCCGCGATGTTTCGGCGGGAAAAGCTGCCGGAAGGCATGACGGTGAAGCAGTTTGCGACGCAGAGGGCGCGAAAAGCGCTCCCCGCGCTGCTCAAGGGGCACAAAGGCGACATCATTGCCATTCTTGCCTCTATTGAGGGCGTGAGCACGGAGAGCTACAAGGGCGCGCTGAACCTCGTCAAGCTGATGCGCGACGCGACGGAGCTTTTGACCGATGAAGCATTCGGCGCGCTTTTTCTCTCAGCGCAGAGCGGGAAAACCTCTGGCTCTGCGCAGGAGAATACCGAGGGCAAAGGAGAATAAAGCCGTTCCTGCGATACTGCACAGCGCGGCTCAATGAAAAAGCGAAAACCGAGGCGTACCGCATCTATGTGACCGACGCGCTGCGCATTGTGGCCGAAAACACGGCGCGATACGCGGGCGGGAACTACATCAAGGCGCGATATGCGGACATTATTGAGCCGAAAAAGCAGGACAACAGAACGTGCGAAGAGATTACCGCCGATGTGGTCGCGCGGTGCGGATTGGTGGTGAAACATGAATCTACTTGATTTATTTGTCAAAATCAGCGTAGACGACGGAGACGTAGACAAGGGCTTTTCAGAGACGAGCAGCAAAGCGGAAACGCTTGCAGGGAAACTGAAAGGTGGGCTTGCTACGGCGGCAAAGGTCGGCGGCGCTGCGATTGCGGCGGCTGGTGCAGCTGCGGTCGCAATTACAAAGCAGGCTGTAGAAAATTACGGTGAGTATGAGCAGCTGGTCGGCGGCGTGGAAACGCTGTTCAAGTCCTCTGCCGATACCGTCATGCAGTACGCCGCGAACGCATACCAGACGGCGGGCATGAGCGCCAACGAGTACATGACCACCGTAACGGCGTTTTCTGCGTCCCTGCTGCAATCGATGGGCAACGACACGGATGCGGCAGCGGAAAAGGCAAATCTGGCCATTACCGACATGTCGGACAACGCAAATAAGATGGGTTCGAGCATGGAATCTATCCAGAACGCTTATCAGGGATTCGCCAAGCAGAACTACACGATGTTAGATAACCTCAAACTCGGCTATGGCGGCACGAAGGAGGAAATGCAGCGTCTTTTGGACGATGCGAACGCCTTAAACGCCGCGCAGGGCAATTACACCAATTACACCATCGATAGTTACGCGGATATCGTTGACGCTATCCATACCGTGCAAACGGAAATGGGCATCACGGGCACAACGCAGCTGGAAGCCAGCACGACGATCCAAGGGTCTATCGCGTCGATGAAAGCGGCGTATGGCAACTTTATCACGGGGCTGGGTGACGAAAACGCCGACATGGCGGAACTCACCACGAACCTCTTAGGAAGCACCGTGACGGTTGCGGAAAACCTTCTGCCGGTCGTTGAGAAAATTCTTGAAAACATCGGCGTTGTGGTGCAGGAAAAAGGGCCGGAGATGATTGAGAAATTTGTTGGCTATGCCGTCGAAAAATTGCCGCAGGTCATTGAGCTTGGCATGAAGATGGTATTGGCGATCGTCAGCGGCCTTGCTGAGAATTTGCCGCAAATCGTTCGGTCGGTGCTTGACATGATGGCGACCATTGTAAAAACCTTCGTTTCCTCGCTCCCCGATATCGTAGATGTCGGTAAACAGATTGTGAAGGGCTTGTGGGAAGGCATCAAGGCAATGGGCAGCTGGATCAAGGAAAAAGTCGGCAGTTTCTTCTCTGGAATTGTTTCAGGTGTGAAAAACAAGCTGGGGATCCATTCTCCGTCCCGCGTGTTTGCGGGAATCGGCGAGAATATGGCGCTGGGTCTTGGTGAGGGCTGGGACAACGAGTATGACAGCATTAAGCGCGGCATCACTGGCGGTCTGGACTTCGGCGCGGCGCAGATCGGCGCGGAGCAATCTTTCGGCGGTCAGATGCGCAGCGCGCTATCTTCCCTCGGCGGCATGGGCGGGGATATCAACATCGTTGTGAAGTCTGTGCTTGACGGGAAGGTAATCGGCGAGACGGCATATAAATACAACAGGCAGCTCCAACGAGCAATGGGGGTGTAAATGGATATCATGCTGAAGCTCGGCACGCTGGATGTACACGAGAAGGTGTCCACCTACAACGTGCGGCGAGAGGTGAGCTATAGTAAGGTCATCACAACAATGGATGACACGGAGCACGCGGCCCGCTCGAAGGACAGATACATTGTGGAGACATCATTTTTCCCGATGACGGAAGCCGAATCCACGGCATATTACAATGCGTTGATGGGGGATACCGTAAGCGTGACGTTTACCGACCCTTATAGCGGCGCGGGCACAGTAAAGACCATGCGCGTAACAAGCGACTTGGAAGCCGCGTTCGCTCTGGTCAGCGTGGATGGTAATCGGCGCTATAAGGGCGGCGCGGTACAGTTGAGGGAGATTTAATGCACAGCGTAAGTGATTTATACTTAACACTGCTTGCTGACCGAAATCATCGTGTAGAAACCAAATTAAGCATTGCGGGGGTGGAATATAGTCAAGCGGACATCGTAAAAAATAGTTTACGAGTGTATGGCGGGCTGTATTCCACCTTTGGCATTGGGAATTGTTCGGCGCGGCAGATCGACGTCGAGTTTTACCCAAAAGGCGCGATTCCACGGCAGGCAAAAATCGAAGTATTTGCGCGGCTGGTACTCGGCGAGCAGGTGAGCGAGTGGATTCCCAAAGGCGTGTTTTTCTTTTCCACGCGCAAGACCGACCGGGTCACGGGCGTTTTGAGTGTGCATGGGTATGATGCGATGCTCAAGGCGGAAGATACATGGCTCGACAGCAGCTATGACGCGGAAACATGGCCGATGCCTGCGGTGACGGCGGTCGCCGACATCGCGGCGCGCATGGGCGTTGCAGTGGATAGCCGCACGGTATTGGATGCGGCGTTCCCGGTGCAATATCCCGTGGACAGCGAGGGAGACATGACGATGCGCGAGGCGCTTGGGCGTATTGCGGTCGCCAACGCGGGAAATTGGACCATCACGGACGAGGGGAAGCTGCTGCTGGTCGGGTTGAACTCTATGCCCGCTGAAACTAATTATCTTATCACGGAGACCGGCGGCGCCATCACCTTTGGTGGCGTGCGCATCCTCGTGTAAGGAGGGGCAACATGGACAAAACCTATTTAGGGCGGCGGCTGGCGGAGTTTTCCCCGGGCATCGCGTCGCAGCCCATTACTAAAGTCGAGCTGCTCGACGAGAACGGCGATGTGGTTGGTGTGTCCGGATCGGACACCGGACGGACGTTGACGGCCTTGCAGCCGGACGGCACGAATGCAATGGCGGCGGCAATCCTCGCCAAAGTCTCCGGCTACAAGCACATCGGCTACGAAGGCAGCGAGGCACTGCTTGATCCTGCGGTAGAGCTTGGCGACGCGGTGACGGTAGACGGGATTTACGTGCCGCTCATCGCGCTGGACATGACGTTTGATCCGATGCTCGCGCCGGACATCTCCGCGCCGGACGCGGACGAGATTGACGACGAGTACCCGTACAAATCGCCGACGCAGCGGCAGATCGAGAGAAATTTTGCAAAAGCTCGCTCCCTCATCACCAAGACCAGCGAAGAAATCATGCTCAAGGTCGAGGGCATCGACGGCAAATACACCGAGGTCAAAACCACGCTGGACGGCCTGACTATCTCCGACGCGAGCGGCACGACTAAGATCAAGGGCAGCAGCATCGAGACAAGCACGCTGTATGTTGACGCAGCCAACATCTCCGGCAAGCTCACGGCTAACCAGATTCAGGCGAGCAGCATTTCCGTGGGTGACTTAAAGGATGGATCGTCTTACGCGACCAAGACTTACGTTGACAGCAACGCGGGACTGAGCGCAAGCGAGGTCGACAATGCGATCGCAACGTACATTGACAGCACTTCTATCACGGCGCAGAAGCTGCGCGGGCAGACGGTGGAACTGCTTGCCAACAGCAACACGGCAGTTGGTTCGCTCGAGATCGCATACACGACGACGGGCATCGGGCTCGGCATCAAAACGACGTATGGTGGCATTCAAATTCAGGCAGCGGGCAATCTGTTTCTTTCGGCTGGCACGGGCGGCGCGATCACACTGCAAAACAACCGCATCGTGCTCGCTGGCGCGCTGTGCCTTGGCGGGTCGAGCTACGGCCCTTCCGCGCCCTCTGGAACCGGCGCTGCGGGGCAGCTGTATGTGCAGTTGGTGAGCTAATATGGCAACTTTAAGCGTAACGATCACGCCGGACAGCAGAGACGGCACAAAAGCATATTTAACTGGCGAGTTCACAGGCGGCTCGGAAGATTACGATTACGCGAGACGGCTGCAAGTCACGATACTTGGAGCCACCACCTATACAATTAATTCTAAGCAGACGAGCGGCGGCTATAACACGTGGGCGTTAGATATCACGGGACTTGAACCCGGCGTTACCTATGCGTGGTCGGCGGATATGCTGTACCGCACCACGGGTGGCTGGGCATTCAGCGAGTACAGAGATAATGGCACATTTACCACCGCCCCGCCACCGGCAAAAACGTATTACGCATACGTCACATTCAACGCCAACGGCGGCAGCGGCGTGCCGAGCACGCAGTACGGCAGCGAGACCAACAACACAGGGTATGTAAGGATATATCTACCGAGCACAACGCCGTCGCGGTCGGGCTATACATTCGCGGGCTGGTCGCTCAACTCGGACGGTTCCGGCACGGTATATTCTCCGGGTGGCAGTATCGTTTTGTATAGCGGCATGACGAGTTCTCCCGGTCAGGGGTACACGCTCTACGCCGTGTGGGTAGAAGATACGACAGGGCGCGTGTGGCTCTCTCAGGGCGGCGCATTTGGGCAAGGTATCCTTTACTGCTCGGACGGTTCGAAATTTTACAAAGGCATTCCGTGGGTCGGTACAGGCTCAGGATGGAGAAGGGGTGTTTAGATGGAACAGGCAATGCAACTACTCGACAGAGCATTTGGGACGCTTGACACAGTGCTGATTGCTGCCTCTCAGGCTGGCAAAATCAGCAGCGTGCAGACGGATCTGCGACAGGCTTATGCGATCTTGCAGCGCGAGGTTGCGGAGTACGAAAAGGACAAACGCGAGCTTGCCGCGCTGAGAATTCAAGTCGAAGCGTCGGAGAAGCCTGACGAAGAAAGTGAGGTAACTGATGGCTGATAAAGCAATTGTTGATAAAGCAATTTCCGACCTCACGCAAGCGTTACAGATTACCAACGAAGACCTTTTTGTGCTTGAGCAGAGCGGCGAGGCGAAAAAGCTGAAAGGCTCTCAGGTCGTGCAGTATGCCAAGGATTCCGTTGCAGCGGAGGTGCAGGGCGTCAAGGAGTATGCCGACAGCGCCAAGGCATCGGCTGACGCTGCGGCTGCATCGGCTGAAAAGGCCGCGGGCGCTGCACAGGGCATCGACGACAAGGTTGCTGCGGCGGACGCGTCCGCAAAGGCAGCGGCATCTTCTGCGGCTGCGGCTGCTGCATCTGCGACCGGCGTTGACGAGAAGGTGCGGGCCGCGCAGACGGCGGCGGACAATGCTGCCAAGTCTGAGACGGCGGCAAAGGATGCACAGACCGCTGCGGCCAACGCGCAGAAAGCGGCGGAGAGTGCGCAGACCGGAGCACAGGCTGCTAAAACGGCGGCGGAATCGGCACAGGAAGCCGCAGAAAGCGCAAAGGACGCGGCGGCGGAAAGTTCGACCGCTGCGGGGCAGAAAGCCACACAGGCCGCTCAGAGCGCCGAGGACGCGGCATCTGCCAAGTCTGCGGCGGAGACCGCAAAGACCGACGCGCAGGCGGCGCGCGACGCCATCGTCAACATGATCGTCGAGGCGGTCACGCTTGAGACGGGCAAGCCCGCCACGGTGAGCAAGTCCCTCGTGGACAATGTTTACAAGCTGGCCTTCGGCCTGCCGCGCGGCGAGACGGGCGCTCCCGGCCCAAAGGGCGCACCCGGCAACGGCATTTCCGGCATCGCGCTCAAGAGCGGAACACATGCCCCCGGCACAAGCGACGTCTATACCATCACCCTGACGGACGGCACGACGTTTGACTTCGAGGTCTACAACGGCGCGAACGGTCAAGGTGCGGGCGATATGCTTGCAAGCGTCTACGACCCGCAGGGCAAGCATCAAGACGTGTTTGCATACGTTGACAATGCTATCAAGGACGTCAAAGTAACTACTGACGCAACGCCTACGCAGGGCAGCGCAAACCCCGTGCAGTCTGGCGGCGTGTACTCGGCGCTCGCCAATAAGCTGGACAAGACCGGCGACGGCAGCAACGTCACGGCAGCGTTCACGGCAGCTGCCACGCGGGTAAACGTTGCGACGGGCGAAAAGCTGTCTGTGCTGTTTGGCAAAATCGCCAAGTGGTTTGCCGATTTGGGCGCGCTGGCCTTTAAGTCTACGGTTGCTAAGAGCGACCTTGCGCAGGACGTGCAAACGTCCCTCGGCAAGGCAGACAGTGCATTGCAGAGCGTCAGCAAAAGTGACGTTGGTCTTTCCGACGTTGCAAACGAGCGGCAGTATTCCCTCGACAACCCGCCGCCGTACCCCGTGACGAGCGTCAACGGCAAGACGGGCGCGGTAAATGTTCCGTCCGTGAACGTGCCGAGCACCACCTCCCTCCTCAAGGGCAACGGCTCGGGCGGCATCGTGGCAGCGACGCGCGGCAGCGACTACATCGCGAGCGGCAACATTACCAAGCAGACACTCGTGAACGTTGAGACAGACCCGACGGAGAACTACGCCATCAACTGGCTGTTCGGCTAAGGAGGGAGACATGGCGAACAAAGCGATCAGCACACTGGCGGTCGGCTCGTCCGTGTACCTCAACGTCGGCGGTGTGCGGAAGGAATTCCTCGTGGTGCATCAGGGCAAGCCGAGCAGCTTGTATGACGCAAGCTGCGACGGAACGTGGCTGCTGATGAAGGATTGCTATGAGATGAGACAGTGGAATAGTAATTCTGAGTTATTGTACGAAAACAGCTCTATTCACTCCTATTTAAACAGCACGTTCCTGAATCTGTTTGACGCCAACATCCGTGATGCGATCAAACAGGTGAAGATTCCATATCTCAAAGGTGGAAAAGGCGGAAGCGTGCAGAGCGGCGCAAACGGTCTGTCCTGCAAAGTGTTTCTTCTTAGCGGTTATGAACTCAACTTTAGAAATATATTTCCGGCGGATGGTGCGGGTTTAGACGGATTCGCAGAGAGTATTACCAAGAACTCTGCCTACCTTGCCACTTATAACGGAACCCTCACCAAGGGGTGGCTCCGATCCATAAGCACTTTGCAATATAGTGATGCGGCCGGATTGGTAAGCGGATATTCCTACAATAGTGATTCCGTAACAAAGAGTTACGGAATCCGCCCCTGCATCATCCTCCCCTCCAATACCCTCGTGGACGACAGCGGCAACGTTGTCACCATCAACCTCACCGCACACAAGACCCTCATCAACGGCACGGCCTACACCGTCAAGGGCGGGAAGTGCCTCGTCAATGGTACTGTGTACAGCATCAAAAAGGGCAGGACGCTTATCGGCGGGACGGGGTATGACATCAACTTTGAGCCGTCTTACGACCCTGTGTTTGCCAACAATACATGGGAGCAGATCATCGCGGCGTGCCACAACAAC